ATTATGAAAGAAATTAACAGGAAAAATCATCAAATTACAGACTTTAAATATTTTGCTTTTGATTTACTTACTTTAAAAGAATTTCATGAAAGGCAGTCAACAAGAAATTTAACAGAAAGAATTAATAAACTTAAGGATGTAGTAGGTGACAATCAATATGTTAACTGCTTGTCACAAGGTCTAGTCAAGTCTGAAGAACATTTTCATATGATTCAATCAAAAATCCCAGAAGGTTGGGAAGGTTTAATGTTAAGAAAAGACTCAACCTATAAGGGGAAAAGATCAAAGGATATATATAAAGTTAAAAAATTCTATGACTCAGAATATAAAGTTATTGATATTACTACTGGACCATTTAGATATGTTAAAGAAGGCGTAGAAGTAGAAGAAAATATGCTGAGTGCTGTAATTATAATGCATAAAGGTAATAGAGTTAATGTTGGTAGCGGCTTTACAATTGATG